CGACAGGCATTGAATCTTTCTTGCTGTAATTGCAACGACGGCAGCAAGCGACCAAGTTGTCGTCATGGTCTGTTCCGTGCTTGGCTATCGGCACGACATGATCCACCGTGTCAGCTTCCAAACCACACCAAAAGCATTGGAAACCATCGCGCTGAAGTATGCGTTGCCTAATCTTCTTCCAATGTGTTGAGTTTGCATCACGCTGCGATCTGATAGTCATTGCATTGCCAATCCATAACCCATCACAAAGCCCAAGACAACACCAATCAAAAGGCTTATGTGCAAACCGTATTGCTGCAAGAATTTCATTTAATACCACCCAAATTTCTTTTGATGTGCCAATGCTCCATCACATATCCTGCCATCATAACGCTTTGTTATATATCTTAAAGTCAAATCAATTTGCTTTCTTGGGCTTTGCTTGCCATACCAATCAGATCGCATTTGCCCTAGACCTGTATGTGATCCATTCCTTACCCAATATCTCCAAGAGCTCTCACGATGTATCAATTCAACAAAGCATTCAAATTCATTCCATTGATCAATTTGATTGTGTGCATATAGCTTCAGGTTCATCGAATCATTGATCCAATGAACCTGATTTGCATTTGTTGTCTGATATGTAGTGCCCACAGCAAGAGCCGTTAAGGCAAAGAGCTTCCCCAAACACTTTGCCCGCCGCTGCGAGCTAACCCGCGTCGCGGCTCGCTGCGAGCGTGCAGAGTGTAATTGATTGTCAAGTGTCGTCAAATCTCCACGCTCATTCATCGGCGTGTTGCACAGGTTGTGCATCGGTTGTGGATAACTCTTGAACATTCTCCAATTGCTCAACGCCAAACGCGCTGCAACCTGAACATTGAACAAACACCTTGTCAGGCGGCAATCTGTCTGACAGATCATTGAAGCTGAGATGCACTTTGTGCGCCTTACAGATTCGACACTTTACCCGATACAGCTTCGCCATATTTGCTCCGATATAGGTTTTCGATAGGTTGAAGGTTTTGTTGCCCGATCCACCAAGTCGGCTGTTTGTGGTGTTTGTAGCGATCCCGCTTTGCAATGCTGACAGGAATCCAGCCCGCGATTCTGTATTTCGGGCACTTGCCTACCACCAACACGGCAACATCGTGATTGCGATCTGATTCATATATGATCAATGATCCGCCGTCATAGTGTGTCCATTTGACTTCAATTGCAGCTCCGACATCAGCTGTTAGCTTGAATCGGCTCATTGCAGGATCAAAGCCGATCATTCCAAAATACTTCGCCACAGCTATTTCAGCCCCGATGCTTTCGGTCACCTGTGCCACATATTCAGGAAATGACAGCTCTTTGTCATATCGGCTGGAATGATTAGGCTTCAATTCCAGCTCTTTGATTCGGCTCAATGCGACTTCGGCTGCTCTGATCTGTTGCGCGTAATCAAGCACAATTTTCATTTTGCCGCCCTTTCCTTATCGCTCAACATATGATCGGGAACAGGCTCTTTTTCAATCTTAGGATCAAGGTTTAACCCGCGCTCATTCAGATAATCGGCATAATCTTCAGGCGATAGCCAATCATCACCGTCAGGCGTTTGCTTCCACCATATGATCGGGCATTGCTTGGCTCGATTTTTCTCCGAGCAAGCCCAACCGAGATAAGGCTTGCCTGACTTCTCCGATGTGCCAACGCGCTTCAAACGATGCCCATGCTGGCATTTTGGCGGCTCTGACATCAGCTTCGCTCCGAGCACCTGTTTCAGCTCTCCAATTGATTCGGCAGCTGTCTTGACATTCGCGGGTTTGTAGTGATCCACGGGCTCGGCTTGGAGCTTTTCTGCCTTCTCCATATCCTGCCGCGTAGGTCGAGCGTTTGACGGCGTAAGCGCGCCAATCGCCCGACCATAGGCTGAAGTCACCGCGTTTTCGACCCAAAAATCGCGATTGACGCCATGCGTTGCCCGATGCTCAAAAGCGTAGTCAATAGCCGCGGGCAATTCGTTAGGATCATCGGTTCGAAAAGCTAAAGCGCGCACCAAGATTCGCCCATTTTCAAAGTCGATGTGATCAATGTGGGCTTCAATTCTGCCCATCGGAAATTCAGCCCGAAATCGAGTGATTCGAGCATTTACATCTTCATAATTGCTAAGATCAAACGCCATCATTTAACCTGCCGTGTGATTGCTCTGCCTTTGTAGAATCCTTGCGTGTAGCCAACTTCTTTGCCGTTGTTGAACCCTTTTGCATAACCGATCAGCAATGCCATAAAAAGCCCGCCAATCATAAAGACGACCGAAATCGTCGTGTTCAAGAATGTTGCAATTGTTTCCATTTTTGCTCCCGTTGCCACAGCTTCATTCGAGCTGCCAGCACTTACAGAATGACATCAATCGCCGACAATTTCAAACACTTGGCTTGGGCTTCGGCGTGTCATCGTCTTTCTTTCGTGATTTCAAGCCGTTGCCTGCTAATACACCGCCAAGCGATCCCGTCAAAAAGATTGCCAGCGTTTTGAGCAAATCGATAAAAGCTGCATCGTTTGGAGCTTGGGCGCCGATGGGCTGAGTGACAAAAATCAAGGCATATACCGTGCCTACCGTGACGCAAAAGAATGTCAGCGCAAGGGTTGCTCCGATTAAGAAAATGAGCCGCGCGTGTATATCTTCAGGGCTCAACTTTTGCTTTGTCGATCTCGGATTGAGTAATTGTTGAACCCAAAATGTCCGTTGTGCATGTTCCCGTGACTTTGCATTCGGGTGCTTGACATTCATTCAATTTCCAATTTTCGAATTCTTGGCAAGGGTATCGAATCCAACCGTCATAGCCACATGATGTCAGGGCGAGCGAAAGGGTAAGCGCGCCCAGACACCATGTGATCAGCTTATTTGCTGATTCCGAAAGCGGCATCATTCGGATTCGCCCAACGCATTAAGACGGGCGCAAGAGCCGCGATGCCAGCCAAGCCAAGTGTCTTCAGGTCGGTTGTGCCTGTTGCGAGATAAACGGCAAGCGATCCCGCGATAAAGCTACGCGACCAGCTCGCTAGTAGTGCTTTGATTTTTTCCATTTTTCTTTTTCGCTTTCTTCGGCTTTGTAGGTGTAGCCGAATCGGGAGCTTCAACGATTGGAAAATCGCCGTCAAACGGTGTAAATCTTGGAATGCCAAAACCGACAACAGGCGAACCCTTGCCGATTGCGCGCTCCTTGATCATCACCATTCCGCCATTGCGCTGATCTCCCGTGCCTGATGTGTTGCCTTCGACGCATATGACAGAATCTTTTTTCACATCTACGACGATGCCAATGTGCGAAATGCGATCAACGCCGTCGTGTGGGAAATCCATAAAAGCCAAATAACCTTTTTGTGGTGTTTCGCTCCATCGATTCTGATCCTTAAACTTTTGTGCTCCCGCTGCCGTGCTCACAACCGATGGAATCTTGATGCCAATTTTTGTCGCGCACCACATCACAAAACTTCCACACCACGGCAAACCATCTGCCATCGTGTGTTTGCCATACTTGGTCAAATTGACAGGTTCTTCGATATAGCCAACTTCGCCCAATGCAACTTGGCAAAATCTTTGAGCTGTGCCGTCAGGAAATGTCGTCATAATCTTTATAGATTGTTCCTTAGAGGCCAAGAGCAGCTTTAAGATCAGGCAGGGTCAAGCCTACTGAAGCCAACTTTTCTTCAACTGTTGGTTCTGTGGGCGGTGGCGGATTGTGCGCTTCTAGTGCTGCCAACGCTTCTTCTTTGGTGCAATCTCCTAGAACATATAATTCGCCATCAAGAATAAATAATTCCCAACCAGTTTCTTCTCTAAAAACATCGGTCATTAAAGTTTTACTTGGAATAGAAAATTTATGTTCCATATTATGCTCCTAAATAAGTGATTGAATAACGGACTTTATCCGTAGTTGATGATGAAGCTCCTGTTTGTAAAGTAAAATCAAAGTAGTCAGTAGCAACAGCAGTCACAATTATTGAAACATTGAAATGTCCGTCTTGCGGTTGTCCAGTTAAGTATGTTGCCAAATTGCCATTGGTCAAACCTTCGGTCACATTAGAACCATTTTTTCTCAATCGTAAATAGATATTTTGCATACTCGCGGTGCTTGCTAGGTTCGTGTCTAAGTTTATTAGATATTTTCCATCATAACCGCTTGGAATAGTCATTCTTTCTGTGTTTGTGGAAGTGCTATGAAATCCATTTGTGTCTACAATTTCAGAAGTTAGACTTGAAAGAACAGTTGCTGTCGTTCCAAAAGATAAATTCACCGCTCCATAGGCAATGGCACCAACAAAACTTGGAGAAGCAGGCGCAGCCCACTTCAAACCTGTTGGGCTGACCGAACTATCCGCTACAAGTGTGTAGCCGTTTGTGCCTACCGCTAGGCGGGCAAAAGTATCTGCACCCGTTCCAACAATCAGATCACCTTTTGCATCAATTTCGGTCGCCATTGAATTTGTGATTGTCACCGCGCCCGATGATCCACCGCCGCTGATTCCTGTTCCAGCTGTGACAGCTGTGATGTCGCCTTGATCATTTGCAATCCAAACAAAGTCAAGATCGGTGTTTGA